ATTAAGTCATAATAGGTATACTTTGAAGTAGGTTCCATTATTTATCCTCTTTTTTTGCCTTAGCTGAAATCTCTGCATCAAAACCCTTATGAGCGTAGCCACCAAGAACATATAAACTTTCTTTAAGTGCATCATGTTCGTCAGCGTTCATTCGTGCTTGTCTTACAACTATAGTTACGTTCTGTAATGCTTCTTGTACCGTCATAATATTCCCCTTTAAATAGAGGCCGTGCCCCGGCCCCCAACAAAGGGGACCAGGGTTATAGCCTATTCAATATTATCTCTCACACGCAAAACGTGCCCAGTCTATAGAATAACCAGACACTGCACCAGCTAAATCTTTATAGCCAATAATAATACCCAACGGATCCAATTCATCCGCAGTATTAGTAGCAAAATCATCTACACTCAAAGTAGTTCCAGTAGCAACACCGTCAATATAAAATACGACAGTATCTACGCCGTCATATTTCATACCAAACTGAATGTATTTATCATCATAAGTAGTTGCACCAGCAGTAATAGTTACTACTTCTTCATCTACTTTAGTCACCACACCACTATCACCATCCTCATGATAAACAGCATCAATATTATCCATATTAGTTCCATCATTGTCACTATGGAAACCAATATAATCATAATCATTAATGTGACTCCGACTTGCACCCTCATCAACCAATGCTTCAGCAGCCAACAAACTTGCCTCACCTAAACCACAAAGGAATGTAGCATCCTGATCAGCATCAGTAAATTTGATTTTAGCCTCAAACCACATTTTCTTATGGTTTTCCTTTTTCAATTCATAAAGGATATTACTGACTAAATATGCTTCATCATCTCCAGCACCACTACCTGCTACTAAAAGAACACCAGAAACTTCATCAGTAACGGAATTAACATCTGGATTAGTACCAACTAATGAGAAATACTGGCCTACTCTAGTAGCATCATTTGCTATTTGACCCGAAAGGAAATCATCAAATAAATGAAGTCCCTTACCCGGATCCCGCTCGAATGTAATTACCGGACAATCAGCCCAAATTACCGGACTAGGACCACCACTCGGTACACTTTCTGCGGTCTTAAAATCAACATAACCTGCCATTTTAATTCTCCCTGCGTGACATATCACGCCTAGAAAAATAATAAATTATTAGGTCATTGAAGCGGGGGACATATCCCCCGCCCAACAACACCTTTTTACGAAGTAATCGCTTTGTGAATAACAAATCCGGCTTGTCGCCTGTTAAGACAAAGATTATTATGTGCACCATCAAGATATACTGTAAACGTAGTATGTTGTCCTCTGGAATTCATCGGCTCTCCCTCTTCCATCCAATAACCTTGATGAGTTACCGGTTGGAATTTCCTAAAGTCAACATAATATATCGGGGCACAGGACGAATCCTGATACGGGTCTGTATAACTATCCAACTGGGGAATACGCACAACGGGAACTCTATTAATGTAAACGACACTCGCATCATCTATTCGGATATTACCGAGTAGTTCTTTACCGCTATGTTTATCATCCCTCTGATCTGCAAGATCCTGTAGATCAACTGCTGTATCCACACCACAATAAATTCGTCTTGCAGCAGTACTAGCATCAGATGGGTCATTAATAAAGAGCGGTGCCTTAAAGCCGATTTCCATAAATGCTTTACGGAATGTTTTCAATAAAGCATTATCTATATCCGTATATGTAGCGGCATAATTCTTCCACTTTGATTCCGTATTGGCATCAATGCCAGCACAACTTGTGCCGGTAGTGCCACCTTGATAACGAATGGTTTTAGCATTAAATCCTGCTGTAGTTGCATCATCATCAAGAAAATTAAGATAATACGGAACACCGTACGGATAAAGGTCATCACTAGCACTTGTCGGAGTTTTCCACGCACGTTCCTCTATCTTATTTGCCAACGCCCAAAGGGCATCTACTCTTTTTGATTCCATCAGATTGATGAAACCTTCTGCTGATTTATTATGCAAAATTTCCAGTTTGTCCCAGGAATAATTAGTTCCTATCTGGGTCCAAGGTACTGTAATAGTGCTCATAACAGCACCAACAGTCGGCTCGTCCGTATCTGCATACCTACGATACCTGGCATTACCAGAATTGTCCAGCATAACTTTACGCTTAATGTCAGTTCCACCGTCTATAACAGTACGTTCTTTCTGATAAATACGACAAAATTCATAATCCTGATTATCCCACATTACTTCAAATTTTTGCTTCGGGAGATTGCTCAGGGTAGTCGCAATTAAATCTCTTAATTGACTAGCTTTAACACTCATTGTCTAACTCCTTTAATTATTCGGGAAATATTCCTTTATTTTTTTCCCGACCATTTTTACCAACTTCTGTTTCGATGAAATCGTATCTTTGGCTTTTATTTTCTCCTTTGATGGTTTAAGAGTCAAACCATTCGAGCGTTTCTTAACTTGCTTCTTTATTTTTTCTCGAATTATTTGTTCCTTCATGCCATCAGTAGCGAGCATGTGAGCCAAGTTTAACGCTTCACCCACATCCATTTCCTCACCCTGGATAGCAGCACCATTCAACAATAGATCAGCTTGTTGTAGCACAGACCAACGATTCTGATGCTGTAATTGTGGTAGCTCATCCCAGGTTTTACCTTTTTCTAGTGTACCATAAAAATTCTTATATGGTTTCATATCATCACGTTCATCAAAAAAGGTAAATATCTGATTCTCAATCATCCTATTCTCAGAATTTATAGCCTTCTGTTCAGCAACAGTTATTGATTCTGCTCTATTCTGTTGACTAAGACTATCAATTTGTTGCTTCATTTGATTGAGGGTATCATTAAGTGGTGCCACAATACTATCAACAATGGGATCATCTGGATATTCTTCCTTCAACTTTTTAATATCCAGGGCTTTAAAATCTGAACTTTTTTGTTCTTGTCCATGATTCTGTTGTTTCTGTTGTGCACGTCCCAGAGTAGAAAATTGTTTTGACAGTCGATTAGTACTCTCATAAATATTTTTCAAAGTTTTAATCGCCTGTTCAGGATTCTTCTCAAAGAAATCCTGTACTTCTTCCTCTTTCCATCCTTGGTGTATAGCAGCACGAATATAAGAATCCGCAAGGGTAGGTTTGTCACCTGCTTCCTTCTTCTTATTGTCAGCTACTTTTGAATCTTTTTTTTCCTCGGTATCATCAAGGGTAGAATCATCTAAATCGGTTTCAGATTCTGTCTGTGTGTCGCCTTTCTCAGTGGTATCATCTTCAGAGGTAGAATCTTTTTCCTCATCATTTAATTCTGCCTGATCTCCTTCGGAATTAAAAATTTCATCCAATTTACTTTGTGTTTTTTCCTGTACCTCCTGCTTATCTTGTTCAATAGAATCGTCATTAGCCGCAACAAGAGCCATATCCTCGTCAGTACCTTCTCCATTTGTAATTCTTTCCTGTGCTTCTTTCACTAAGTTACTCATTTTAAAAAACTCCTAAATAGGGTAAAAGTTGGTTAAACAACTATTGCTATTTATTTTCTTATTTTCTGCGGAATCTTCACAAATCCGGTTTTATCCATGTACTCATCATACTTTTTTATATCATTAAATTCAAGACACCCATCGTCACGAACTTTTATATCCGGAAACAGTTTCTCATGTTCTTCTTTCTGTGATGGCATAATGGCCAAGGACTGACTTACATGGTGAAATGCCCCACGTTGGCCACGATTAACATGTAAATCCCATCGCATATCTTTTCCACACTCTGGACAAACATGTATACCACTAGTGTCAATATCATGAACTATAGCACCACAGCTATCACATATAAATCTATGTTCAACCATTATTTTCCCCTGTTTTCTTCAATGCTTCTTGTGCGGCTTTTGCTTGTCTTTCCAATTCTTTTATAACCGTTTTAAAAAATTTGGGTCGTTTCTTTATTTCTTCAACTTCTATAAATTTTCTAGCGGCTTGTTCAACATCCCACTTATCAAAACCATTAATTTTTTCTTCTGCCATATTAATCTCCCCCATCACCTAGTTCCAAAATTCATACTTTGATTTTCTGCTGGTCTTTCTTGCTGGGCCTGACGCTGAGCAGTACCTGCACTAGCAGGTTCACTAGATGAGGCTATACCCTTTTGTGCTGGTTGTGGCCCCATCATCATTTTTAACTGCAACCGTTCCAAAAAATCTGGGTCATAAAACCAATCACTAACCTCATCGGCAATATTTAGTTCTTTAGCTAATTCTGTCACAGCTTTTTGTATATTAAATGGGAAACCCATTTGTTGTGCCATCATACCAGATTGTATAACACCAGGTAATAAATTAGTTGCAAATTCTATAACACGTTTAGTCCGTATTTGTGGATCAAGATGAGTCATTGATTTAGCTTTAACCCTAAATGTAAACTCCAAAAAATCACCCTCTCGTTGTTCAGGAGTAAGCTGTAACTGCACTCTTTCTCCACCTGGTCTACGTTTAGCCAAAGGCAAATCAATTAATGGATCATTATGTAAATACCAGGCAATCCGTTTACTTATTTCAGCGGTTCTATCGTAAGTTATATCTTTCGCATCTTCAATTGATACCTTAGAATTAGCCTCTAAAATACTAGCCTGTGTAGCAGTGTTGGCATCAGATTTACCCCCGGATAATTGATCTGGATTACCAGCCATATAATTATACCACATCTGTAATTGTTGAATCATAGCTATATTATTAGGATCCTGACCACCGAGGGAAATTTCTTTAACACTATCAGGATTACCCTGTACCATGTCACCATCATTGGCTGTTCTTATATCCTCTGCTAAATCTGCTTCACGTGGATCGTATACCCCAATAGTTTTTTGTCGCTCCGATTGATCCATTACCTTTTTGAATACAGTATTAACCATTAGATGCAAATCATACCAAATACTTACTGGGGCTACCGGATACGGATTATTTGGTACCGGTGGTGTCAAAGTTAAATCTATATAAGGCCCTGCTTTTGGACCATAATAATCTTGGACAGCTATATATCTATCGGATTTCATTTCGTTAGGATCAGCTATTGTAATAATTGCATTGGCTTCTGGCACCCAAACATTTATTACATTAACTAAATCCTGCATCTCTATAAATTCAAGTTCTGACATATTTTTTTTAGATAATTGTTCTACTTTCTTTTTACCCCTAAGCCCACCTGCTGGGGGAAGTTTCCCAACTAATTCTTTATCATAAACCTTGGAATCTAATAACATCTGTCTTGGTATAGTTATTCGATCACCTTGAAAAGCAGACCGACCAAATGAAGTACAATTCGGATCAAATACAAAATTATCCAAATCAACTAACTCTACATATATTTCCCCTGGATCTATTTCCTCATCACCAAATTGCAATAGTTTATCACTTTGGGCGATTCCCACTTTTACAATACCCATTGCGAAAATGGCATCCACCAACCAAGCCCGTAATACCCCCTTTAAATCTACTCTTTTTTCAACACTATCTATACCTAAACTAAGAAGTTCAGCATAAGGTTGATGCTGTATAATATCTGTCATTATCTCATTAGCCGGGGACCTCATTACAATATTTGGAACTAATGTACGTATAGCATGATATATGAGATTAATTGGTTTTTCACCAGTAACACCCTTTTCGCTTTCGTAATACTGCCCTATGTATTCCTTTACAAACATTGCACGACTAGCACGATACGTACCCAATCTCCTAAATCCTTGGGCTACAACTTCTTGAAATTTTCTGGGGGTAACAATTCGCATAATTTATCCCTTATTGTAATTGAAGGTATGCCTCCAACCAATTTTTTTAGGTTGTTTACGTTTCTTGAATAACTGTTCCTTCCTATATCCCATACTATTTTCTGGGTACTCCATTTCCGGTATTACTCTTTTAGGTTGTTTTGTATCAATCGTTAGAGCATCGGCAATAACCCTATCACCATGTGTCAATCTAGCCGATGAACTTTCTTTTATTAATTCTGCCGGTCCGACCTGTTTATTCGGATAATGGATATAATAGTACATTTCATTAAGAGCCATTTCGGAATGATTTATATATTCACCATTTGCTATTTTCGTATTGTATTGATCTAATAATTCATATTTAGCCTGTTGACTGGCGTGCCAACCATACTTTTTAGATTCTTTATTGCGTATCTTACCAGATTCTGTACTACGATAAAAATAGGGGTACCTGAATCGTTGAACAATCATTCGTCCAAAGTCCCATCCTGGCCCGTTAGATTCCCATTTAATAAATGGAAGTTTTTTTGGTGGTCTGCCACCCACCCATAAAGCCAACGCTACTACGACCCTGGCCATTTCATAAGGTGGCACATTTGCATTTGCCCACTCAGCTATTTTTTCATTATCTTCAATACATTTAATAGACACTACTGAATTTGATGCCCCTTGACCCTTACCTAAATCTATACCAAAAATATAACTTTTATTCTGATCCAATCGCTTATCTTTTAATTCGGCCCATACCTTTAATGAACCATTCTTTTTTCGTGCAATCCAATAAATTTCTTTATCTTTCTGTTTTATTTTAGACCCAATCATAGCATTAGAAATTTTATCCTTAATCCCAATCTCGAAAGTAGCTCTAGCAGGCCTAGCATATAGAGATTTATGTACTTCCACATTATGTAAATCAAAAAATACATCGCCGGATTCAATATCCTGCATTAAAATTTCCTGAGCCAATTCCTTTTTACTACGCCGTTTGGATTCATAATCAAACCAAGGAGATCTTATCTCATACTTACCAGTATCTGTTTCCCTCACATAACGACCCCTACCTTTTTGCGGATGTTCCCAAAATGGTAAAACAAATACTTTTATCTGCCCTGAATTTAACCACTTACTATACTCTGTACCCGCACCGGCAGGCGTACTATTAACAACTCTACAGGGTGAAACATCTGCTGTTGCAGATCTCATTGCCTGACCATTTTCAACTTTTGCAAACTCATCTAATAAGATTATAAATCTCGAGTCGCCCGAACCAGCATGTTCAGTTGTTGATTCACCATCTATAACCGAACCGTTACTTTTATTCTCCATGTGCATCTTAGTACGATTCTTTTGTCCGGGCATACAACTCGGCGGTCTCATCCAATCAGGAAGAAATCTATTTATATAATCATGTTTTTGAAACAGAGCTTTCATGTTACCACGTTGATCTACATAATCCTGCACACGTGACATTTCCAACATTCTACTCTCTGGCCTAAACAACCAAAACCAATGCAACACCCCGGCACACAACCAACTAGCTCCCATCTGCCTACTTTTTTTTATACCTAAATCACGCCCGTCTAACGCAGCCTTTACGATTTCGGATACTAATTGATCTTGTATTTCCCAAGTTATAAACGGATGATGTGCATGTTTAGCTGGTACTATTTTACCAGTCCCATCAACTTCATTCTGATGATACGTCCAAGCAAAAGCATTAAACCAAAATAATTGAGAACTCTTACAAGCTGCCAAAAGATCTAATTGTAGTGAAACATCTTTTTCTGCTTCCTTCAACCACCTACTTCGCCACTCAATATTCCTTTGCGGTTCTTTCGGAACTTTAATACCCGTTATAGAATCGGTCCAGATTCCTACTGGCTTAGGAAATGGACTACTAAGTTCTGGTTTAATCAATCTTTTTACAGGGGCTTCTATCATTCTTCTACTAATGAATTTAATCGTTTCTTACCAATTTCACTAATTTGATCAGCTATATCCTGTTTTTCTTTATCATCACCAACGGTACCAGCTTTACCTTCGATGCGATCAAATACTAATCGCATCATTGATTTGTCTGGTTTATGCACAATTTCTTTTTGTGTCTTTACATCACGCTCTTTATAACCAAGAGCCATTCTCCATATTTGTCTAGATAATGCCTCGGCTTTAGTCGCCATACGATCTTCGCCATCATCGGGATCAATTACTGTCTCAGTTTTTTCCTCAGCAATGATTCTGAGGTATTGGGACAACAATTGACCTGCCCTAGCTTTTAATCCTTTTTTACTCATAGGTCATATCCTTCACACCATAATTTACACCAGGGACAACGTAACTTAGTTACTGTATTATCCGTGAATTCTGTATAATCACATTGGTGGCACATCCAAACCCTACCACCATCATCTAGGTTTTTTCTGCTGTGCAACCCTATGAAGTACTTTAGATTTTTCACCAGTCTTGTAAGACATCCCAGTAGATTTTTGACAAATTCGTATGGCACTTACTTTGCTCCGCCCCTTCTTTATTAGATCATGTACACATTTATAAACTTTTGTTCCTTTTGGCATGATTATTGCCCCATCTCCCTGAACTATAAATATAAATACCACAAATCATCTGAATGGTTATTACTGCAAGCACTAAAAAAATAACAAAGTTCATAATTTATTCCCCCTATATTCATATAAATAATCTTTCAAGCTCTGCACCGTCATTCCCAAATTTAAACACTCTGTATCCTGTATACCACCAACTAGAATACCTATTAATTCGCCGTTAGCGTTAAATATCGGCCCGCCAGAATTACCTGGGTACGCAGCAGCATCTAATCGCAACATTGGACATTCACCAAAAAAAGGTGATTCTTGTTTCGTATGTGATACCACGCCGACAGTCGTAATACATCGTATACCAAGTGGTGAACCTATTACTATAACCTGTTCACCCACTTTAACATTATCATAATTACCTAGCTTAACAGCCCGAAGATTACGTACTTTAGGTATCTGAATTAAGCCCAAATCACCCTTTGAATAATAATCCAGATCATCAACTATAAATTCTCGACCATCTTGTAAATAGACTCTAATTTGGACAACATCCCTAGTAACATGTCCAGCAGTGGCCACAAGTCCATCCTCATTTATAATCACTCCGCTGGCGGATGCAGCCAAATATATACCACCCAGTGGGCTACTCATATATATTTCAAGATACACAACTGAGGCCATATTATCATTAACTACCCTGACCGCTGGTTGTGAATAGTTAGAATCTATCGCAAGATTACCGCCATAGTAACCACCACAAAACGAAATCATCAGCACTAACCATATTAAAAATATTTTCTTCATTCCATCCCCTATGAACTTAATTTACGTAAATATGCAATACCATCAGCAGTATCTGTAGCATAATGCAATGTAGTACTACCTTCCGGTATCTTAATTACTATGGTCTCGTATAATGGACATACCCACATTACATTGGTCGCAGTGGTAGGATCACTCAAACCAAGTATAAACCCACCTGTATTTAAAGCTGTAACAGCATATTGTGCACCAGCAACTACAGTAGCTGTAGTATCAGTATCCGCTGATCCATTTGTTAATTGCTGCCCGGTCCCGTTCACCGGATGGCTAAGATTCGGATGGGGCGAAACACGTTGGCCACCATTATTACTTAAATAAATATCACTCATAGTTTATTTCCTTCCTTCAAACTCTTTGGTCCATATCCTAATTATAATTAACGCTATCACATTCAAAAGCCCAATGAGGCCCATCCAGCCCCACCAAGGCATCCATAGTAAGCCGTATATCATAATAGCTTCCTATCGATACGCATCTTGTTTGTAGCCATTATCTGTGCATCCCGTGCTAGTTGCCTTGAATCCGTGAGGCGTACACACCTATCTATGAATTCCTGGCGAGGCATGTCTTTACCAGATTTTGGCAAACTATCATATATTTTAGCTGCTTCCGAGTGTTTCATCTTTATACCCTCGTGAATGTAAGATAAAGATATTCCGCTTCCTCAGGTTTTATATTCTCTACAACCCAATCGACCCACCGATCATATTCCGCAAGAGCAGTGTTCTGGTCTGAATCTAATTCAAGCCGTATAATAACTCGCTTTGTATCCTTTTCCACCTCAATAGTACATGATACAATATTAGAAAATATACGTTTTATTTGGGCCGAATACCTGTGCATAAAAATAGTCCCTTCTATTAGTAGGGGAATTTACTAGGGGGTACCTTCATTATTAGGCTCTGAGGGCAGATTTATTTTTTTTTTATTTTCTATGTTACCCTACTTTGCTCAACTTAACATACCGCTGGTTTCCGACTAGGGCTAATCGGGACTTTCTATATCCGGAATCCGAGGGTCATACCCCGGGGGTTCCGATAATACCGCCTTTATCAGTGGAAAAAATTGTAGAGTCGCTGTGGCTGGCTACCAAGCAAACGAACCCTTCCGAATATACCTATTTACGGGCCTACCTTTGGCCTTGCTTTGTCCCATAAAAGGTCTGGGTTCTGATTATAACGTTTCGAGCCATAACCCAAGTGCTACGCACTACTTATCCACGTCCCATAACTATCTGTCCCAAAGGTCACCACTTTTTTCTATATCCGTCCTTATAGAGGATATATGAAACTCTATTATACCCTATAATATAAGAACTATAAATACCTCCAGACAATATCAATTTATATACAAACATAGGACAAACACCTCTTTTATAATTATCGGACGTTATAACTCAAGCTCAGCTCCGCACTTACGCAGTTAATCGTTACAAACCCACTCCCAGACCAAACATAGACCTAAGTAGGGACTAACATAGGCCAAAGGGGGGACAAATAAGTTTTTCCTTGCATAATCTCAAAAGTATATTATACTTTATGTATGAAAGTATCTGAAAAACAAAAACGAGTAAAATGTCTACTGAATAAAATCAGACCAGATATTTCAATCTGTTTTGATAACAATAAACGAATTACAGAAACATTAGGTGAAGCAAGACCGGGGGTAAAGGAAATTAGACTCTGTCGCCCATTATGGAATTATACTTTAAATGCTTGTTTTCATTGTATGTTTCACGAATTAGCACATATTGTCCAGTATGAGATTACTGGTAGTATGCCCCATAATAAACAGTTTAGGGGTATTATGAATAAACTTATAGAAGATTATGGAACCCCGACAATAGTAAGTGCGTCTCGATTAAAGAGTCTTTGTTATGCTGATTATAAACGTGATATTTGAGACAAATAATAAATTATTTGGATAACT